AGTGACCATCTCATTAAATATCGAAGCTTTATTCAGGAAGGTGGGAAGAGAGTGTGGCTTGGTTGTTTCGACACCTTAGAAGAGGCAATCGCCGTCAGAAAGGAAGCGGAAAAACGCTTCGGGTATCATGAAAACCACGGTCGATAAGACCAAACATCGTTAACCAAGGTCGCCATCTGGCGGCCTTTTTTTATGGCTAAAAGAGGTCAAAGATGGCTAATTGCAGTAACTCAAATGAGCGGCTATTTGGAGCTGCCGTCGTGCTCGAAGTGGCTGATGGCTGCCCGGACGTCAAACCACTCGAAGGTGAGTGGATGGCGCTGGCCGCTGGTACGTCGAAAGGCTTCGACTTCAACCCTAACTCAGTAACTTCTGACGCAGATGATGGGGCAGGCTACGTAGAGACAATCATCACTAACAGCGACTTCACGATCAGCTTCGAGGGGGAGGTTCGTAAGAAGGATAAGCTCGACCAGTATGGCATTGGCAAATTCATTACCTACTTCGCTACAGAATTAAAAGCGAAACGTCAGCCTGGAATGTGGGTAAGAATGGATTACGGCCCGGTAGAGTTTGTTGGTTATATGAATATCAGTGCGCTCAGTTCAGACGGAGGCAGTAACGACATCGTCACGTTCTCTACTGAGTTCAAAGTCGGTGACGCAAGCACCATCGAAGTGAACGAACTGACTGCTGTAGCAGTGACTGGCGTAACGGTAACTCCGGCAACCAGCACCGGCACAGCAGGCGGCACCAGCACCTTCACGGTGAACATCGCACCAATCGGCGCTACAAACAAAGATTTCACTGTAGCGACTACCGATGCGACCAAAGCAACGGCTACCGCCTCCGGAAACACCGTTACCGTGACGCGCGTCGCCACCGGCAGCGCGCAGATAATCATCAACACCGAAGACGGCAACTTTGTGGCCGTGCATACGGTTACCGTTACCTAACGGACATTCCAAAGGGCGGCGTGCTGCCCTTGATAATGACCGTTTACTGGAAGGCCTATGACTGCTTTAACCGATATTGGCGAACTGTCTATCAGCGACAGCTGCGAAGGCGGGAAAGATTACCTGTTGCGACCTTCATTCGAGGCCATGACCAGGATCGGCACTCCGGAAGAGATTGTGCAGGCATACGCCACCATCCACGGCAATGATGTCGCTCATCTCATTGAGGTGTGCGCTGGCACGCTGGGGCGCTTTCCTGAATGGATGTCTCCTTCTTTCAGCCGCGCAGCCGAGAAGCTGTTATCGACGTGCATGCTTGTGCTACAGGCGTGCTGTGAGGACGACCTGACGCCAATGATCGGTGAATGGAAAGGGTGGCGGCATTGTGTCGTCTACCGCCCGGGCCAGATGCCGAAGAACGACATCATCGTGCTGGCGCAGCACCTCATGCAGCACGGGGTCGTCGGTAAAGCCAAAGTCCGCCAGTTGCAGCGCCACGAAACTGGTGAACGAACTACAGAATTTAAGGCCTTCGACTACATCAGCGCTGCACGTAGCCACTTCGGCATGAATCGCGCCGAAGCCTCTCAGTTAACAATGACCGAATTTCAGATGCTGCTGGCGGCGAAATACCCGGACCAGAAAGGTTTTACGAGAGAAGAGTACGACGCCGTAGCAGATGCTTATCTTGCCCGAAGAGCAAAAAGGGCAAGACAAGAATGGCGGCATATAGATCAAAACTTATAAACGTTTAAATGGTGGCCTGCTTGGTAGGTTGTCTCCAAAGGAGCCCATTATCTGCTCTCTATCATGTAAAGCGGTAAGCTCATTATCAATAGCGAGGATCAGGTCATGAGCAATCTGGTAATCAACATCATTTGGATCAACATCTTTGAATATCTTATCTTGAGCTGAAAAGTCCTCAATTAATTGATCGTATGCAGGGTGGGAATATGGAATTTTCTTCCCAGCATTTTTCTTGATTCCATGTTCGATTTTCTTTAATTCGGCAATAAGTTTCGTTTGCATTTTAGTCATCCATTCGAGAGCAGGTCCGCGAAATCAATGCGGTGGCTATTCAAATATCATTGAAAATTATGGATAAAACAATATCTAAGTAACGAATATCTATCTGGAGAAACCGATGGCAGGTGAGAAGAACGCCGGTAGCATCGTTTATGAAATCAGCGCCGACGTTGAGCCGCTGCTGCAGGGCGGGAAACAGGCCATTGATGCTCTGGATAAACTGGATGCTGCAGCCCAGCAGTCCGGAAAGGGAATGGATAACCTCGATCAGAGCGCATCCCAAACCGGGTCCGCGTTTACTGAACTGGCCGGGTATGCCAACTCGATGGATAACCAGCTGCGCAAGCTGAATACCAACGTGAGCGGCATCGCCCGCGCTATGGAAGAGGCCCGCAGCGGGACCGGCGGCGCTAACAGTGAGTTTAATCGCGCGGAATCAATCATCGAGGCGCTGGGTAACCAGCTGGCTGTGCTGGATGAAGCGCAGGAGAACGGCGCGCGCAGTGCGGCTGTTCTTGCTGCACAGCTCCGCGCCGGGTCGAAAGCGACAGACGAAGAGAAGCAGAAGATCGGCGAGTTGACCGGGCGGCTCTTCGACATGAAAGGTGCTGCTGATACTTCGATGGGCAGCAATAAAGGCTGGAAGTCCAGCATGCAGCAGGCCGGTTACCAGGTGCAGGACTTTATCGTACAAGTCCAGGGCGGTCAGTCAGCATTGGTAGCATTCGCCCAGCAGGGCTCGCAGCTCGCTGGCGCGTTTGGTCCAGGCGGCGCGGTAGTTGGCGCAGTGATCGCGCTGAGCTCTGTCATCGCTGGCGTGCTGATCACATCGCTTAATGGCGGAAAGAACGCCATGGACGCGCTGAAAGATGCAGCCGAAGCGATGGATAAGGTGATCACCATTTCCCAAAATGGCGTGGCCGCTCTCTCAGACAAATACGCATACCTGGCAAAGACAAATGCTGAAGTTGCTACTTTAATGCGCAATCAGGCGATGCTTGAATATAACCAGGCAATTGCCAAAATCCCGAAATCTATCAGTGATGCTACTGATTCTTTCATCTCATTTGGCGACAAAGCTCTTTCTGCATTGTCTGGTGGTTATGCTTCAGTAGAGGGCTTTAATGATCGGCTTGGTAGCCTCAATATCACTACCAACGATTACGCCCAGGCTCTTAAGCAGATAAGCGCCGCAGGAATGGAATGGAATGCCACCGGCTCTACTATCACAAACACCGTCGGGGCGCTGGCCTCCAAGCTTGGAATTAGCGACCAGGCAGCGTTTGATCTTGCTAAGGAGCTCTCGGATTTAAGCAAGAATCCATCACCTCAGGCTCTTCAAGATCTGGCAACTAAATTGCAGGGCATGACGTCTTCGACAAAGGACGGCCAAAAAGCAATAACTGAACTACTTGGGCCAATAATTCAGTTAGCCGGTGTTGCTGCTGATGCTGCTTATAGAGTGGACAGGCTTAAAGAGTCGACAGATAACCTCACTGCAGGACAGAAAAACCTTATCCAGCAGTCCGAGCGCAACCTGGCACTATCGAAGCTCCAGGGGGAGGCTCGCGCCCGACTGCAGGCGCAATACGCCGCCGAAGATGCCGGGTTTGCTAAGGATGATCCGCACGCTAAGCAGATGGAAGATGATGCTGCTGCCACTTACAAAAATACAGAGGCGCAGAAGGCCCTCAAATCCGAACAGAAGAAAGGAGCGTCTCAGGCGGAGTCTATCGCTCAGAAGCTGGCTAATCTCAAGCAGCAATCGGAGCTTGCCGCTGACTCAACAAATAAGCTGAGTCGCGAGCAGGCGATTCTGAATGCGCAGCAGTCTCTCGGAAAAGGAGCCACAAAAGAACAGCTCGCGCTGGCGGGTCAGTACGCGGCGGCAAAATGGGATACGGCCAATGCGCTCAAAGCACAGGCCGCAGCCGAGAAGCTCCTGCCAGAAGCGCGTGAAAACGCAAGCTATAAGCAGGATGTTCAGGATCTGAATACCGCTCTGGCTGCTAAGAAAATCAGTCAGGAGCAGTTCAATCAGACATCTGAGAGACTGGAGGCAACTCACCAGGCAAACCTCGCAAAAATCCGCGCGCAGCAGGCGGTGACGCCACAGCAAGAGGCAGTTGCACAGGTTGATCCAGTGCAGCAATTAGCTAATCAGCATGCACAGCAACTGGCCCTTATCCAACAGTTCGAGCAGCAGGGGTTATTAGCTCACCAGAATGCATTAGCCCTTAAAAATGCTGCCGATACGCAGTATGAGCAGCAAAGAACCGCTGCACAATGGGAGCTTCTTAGCCAGCAGAGTCTGGGGTACAGCATGCTGACAAGTGCAGTAGATGCGTTTTCAGGCAATGCATCCAATGCGTTAACCGGGCTGATCACCGGAACGATGTCAGCGCAGGATGCTATGCGTTCGCTCGGGAATACGATGCTGAACAGCGTGGTAAATGCGCTAGTCCAGGTTGGAGTTGAGGCCCTCAAAAACTTCATTATAGGGCAGACATTGGGCGCAGCGGCTACTGCTGCTGGAGCATCTCAGGCTGCAATCTTGGCTACAGCTTGGGCTCCTGCCGCCGCCATGGCGAGTCTCGCTTCATTTGGGGCAAACTCAGTCCCTGCCATGACAGGAATTGCTTCAACGGTAGGCCTGGCACAGGGCCTTGCTTTAACCGGTATGCGTTACAATGGCGGCCCGGTGAATGCAGGAGGTCTTTATCAGGTCGGTGAGCGAGGGAAGCCGGAGATTTACCAGGCCAGTACCGGTAAGCAGTACATGATACCGGGCGACAACGGCAGGGTGATCAGCAATAAGGACATGACTTCGGGTGGAGGCGGCGGTGCTCCGATTCTCAACATCTACAACTACTCATCCGCGTCTGTTGATGCTCAGGCTACGCAGAACGGCGATGGTTCATGGACGCTTGAAGCTTTTATAGCTGACATGAATAACGGTGGCCCAGCAAGCAACGCCATAACCAGCAACATGAACGTTAAACGCACGCCAAGAGGGCAGGGCTGATGCCAATTATCGACTATCCCGACTGGCTGCCGCTGGCGCAGAAGGCCAGCAAAAACATGACGCTCGATACCGGGTTCCAGACCGATCAGCCAGCGGTCGGCCCGGCTATATTCCAGAACCTTACCGACGACGTGAAAGTGACCTGGTCACTGACGTGGATCTTCACTCTGGCTGAGGAACGAGCATTCCAGCAGTGGTTACGCAGCCCAAACTATCTCAACCGGGGCCTGAACTGGTTCCGGATGAATATCAATCTTGGCGGTAGCGGCCTGCAACTCCAGGAGCTTCATTTCATCCAGATGCCGGTGCAAACCAGTATCGACGGCGGAGTGGTGACCTGGACGGGAACGGTTATTGCCAACCACCTGTACAACGCTGACGACGAGTTTGACGACGTAATTGTTGAGCTGCCGCCGCCGTGGCCTTCAGTGCTTGATATCGTGGTGACTGGCTATCCGGACGGACGCGATCCAGAAAGTCTTCCGAGGGTTCCCTGATGCCTTCATATCGTGAATATAATCAGAAGCGCCCGATTAGCGGCTGTTACAACACCATCACGTTCTATCACCCCTCCTTTGGTTACGTCCGCCTCGTCGACAAACAGTTCTTCCCGAAGACGCTTGGCGGCCAGACGTACACGCCTGCGCGGTTTGAAATCGAAGAGAGCCAGCAGAGCGGAACTCCGGTAATCGACGCAACGGTGAAGCTTGGGCGACTGTCTTCAGATATCAAAACGCTGATGAAGAAGTGGAGTGGTGTTTCCAGGCTGTCGCCTATCACGGCAACTCGTCAGGTTTTCGATAGGGTTGATACCTCTACGCCAATGAAGAATTGGACATTATTTGTAAAAACTGTCGATGTTGTTTCAGATAACGCATCAGTTACTTTATCAATGACAAACCCGCTAAATAACAACATTGGCCAACCATATGATCCAGTCGAATACACGGGACTTCAGTACCTCTGATTTTATCAGCCGGATGATCGGCGTGCCGTGGTCTAACCGCGCCTGCTCATTCGAAAAGACTGATTGCTGGGGTCTGGTGGTGCTGTATTACCGACACGTTCTCGGCATTGAGCTGCACCAGACGCCGGGTTACGAAGCCGGGGAAGATTTCTTCACTTGCTATCTGGGAGACGTCGTTTTCTGGCGCAAGGTCCATAAACCGGTCGAGGGCGGGATATTCGTCGGGTACCGCGGCGCGCAACCGGCACACGTTGGCATGGTACTGAACCGGCAGGCGCTGCACTCGCGCGGCGAGAACGGAAGCGTACGCATGGATTCGTTGCTGGTCATTCAGCGGGCATTCACCAAAGTGGAGTTTTTCGAATATGGCGCTGGTTGAGATATCGAATTTTCCAGGAACGCCTAAGCTGCGTTGCAGGGTGCCAAACGGCACCCTTTTTTATGACTGGCTGGCGGCCAATGACGCTACTTTTCACCGCGATCTGCTGATCGTCCGCAATGGTGTGAAGCTGGGCGACGACGATGAGCTGGCGTTTGAACTGAGCGAGCTGGACCATATCCAGATTTTCGACCAGCCAAAGGGCATTGTCGGCGACATCCTGAGCTCGATATTCAAAGTGGTTGGCCAGGTCTTTTCGTTCCTGGCACCGAAACCGGCTATCGCGAACAGCGGCGGTAATACCGTCGACTCACCCAACAATAGCCTGACCGGTCAGACAAATATCGCGCGAGTTTACAAGGCCAAGCCGGACATCTACGGGCAGATTCGCTCTTTCCCTGACCTGATTCAGGAATCTGTATTCGAATACGTTCACCAGACGTCTACGGACGGCGGCCTGAAGTACGTAACCGAGTGGATGTGCATCGGGATCGGCAAATACGATTACGAGTCTGTTCGCTACTCAGAATCGAGCCTTGGCTCTTTGGCCGGTGCTGAATTTCAGTTCTTCCAGCCTGGTGAGGTCATCCCGCAGATCGTCGAAGGCTACGGATTTGATGACGTCGACGGGCAGGAGGTGCCTGGGCAGAACGAAGCCAGTGACTTCCCGATCGAAACAGCGACTGCAAACACTGTAGTCAGCGGCACGTATTCCGGCGGCCAGATAGCGATGAAAATCGTGAAGCAGGCCGAGTTCGATTACTTTATGGGCCTGGTGCTGCCGCACGCGGTGACTTTCACCATCAATGTCACGTACAGCACTGCATCAGGCAACGTTACTACTGACGCTACCTTCTCCGGCACGCTGATCTCCGCCGTTGAAACAAACGACGGTGCGGTTGTTAACCCGGTGCGCTGGTACACGTTTACGATGAACCAGCTCGAGGGTCCGCAGGACATCCCGGCGAACGCCACCATCAACACCACTAAGTTCATCCTCAACGATAACGAGGCGCTGGTGGTCGGCCCGTTCTTCTCCCCGGTCGAGTCAACGCAACTGTGGCTGCATACTCAATCAAGTCTGGGCGGGAAGAAAGAGACCAACTGGAAGGTTGTCATCTGGAAAATTGACGATGACTACAACCAGGTCCCGGGAACGCAGCAGACGTTCACGTACCGGCAGACGACACCTCACCAGTCGACGAGTGAAGTGTTCTATCGCACCGACAAAATCACACCGACCGGCGGCTTCGGGAAGTATGCGGTCAGTTTTCAGCGAACGGATAACTCTGGTGATGCTTCCCTGCTGAAGGTCGAAGAGATCCACAGCATCAACATCCGTACGAATGTCGTTCACCCGACCGACACGCTGGTACGAGTGAAGGTGAGGGCGACTGAGAACGCATTGGGGAGCCGCGAGCGCAAATACAACGCGCTGGTGACCCGCCATACCATCACGTACGACCTGGACGCGCAGACGGTTGACTATACGCTGAGGCCATCGCGGTCGTTCGCAGATGCGGTGGCGCATACCTGGTTGATTATGGGCGAACAGCCGGTAAGCAGCATTGACCTGTACGGGCTGTACTCTATCGCAGAAAGTCTGCCTGACGAGCGTCTGGGCTACTTCGATTACACATTTGACGACGAGAACGACTCACTTGGCGACCGCGTGCAGGCGATCTGTAATGCGGCGTCGGTGGTGGCGTACTGGGATGACGGCGTGCTGACGTTTACCCGCGATCAGAAGGTTGATTACCCGGCGGCCGTATTCAACCGGGCCAACATGAAAACTGACGAGTACAAAATGACATACGAGGCCACGCTTCCTGGCGGCTACGACGGCGTACAGGTGTCCTACGTCCACCCTACCACGAACAATAAGACGTACATCAACTACCGCGTGCTGAACGGCGCTATCGTCGAGCAGGAAGCGGAGAACCCGAATAAGCTTGAGATTGTCGGCTTTCGTAACGAGTACCAGGCGCGGGAGCGCGCGCTGCGCGAAACGAAACGCCTGATCTACTCCCGGGTGAAGATGAACGCCAAAGTGTTTGAGGACGGGATAATTCAGGTCGGCAGCGTCATTCAGATGCCTGATATCTACGACAGTAACCAGCAGCAGGGTTACATCACCGGCCGCGCCGGGAATGACTTCGATACCAGCGAGCCGATCACCTTCACAGGTTCGATGTATGTGCTTGTTACCGATAGTCTGGGTAACCCGACCCTGCGCTATCCGGCGACGGCCCGTAGCGACACGAAGTACGGCTTCACCGCGGCAATACCCGATATTCAGCTCAACATCTGGAACGGAGAGACTGTGCAGCTCCCGTCGCGCTATCTCATCGCGACAGTAGAGGAGCTGGACAGCCAACTATGGACGGTCAACAGCATCAAACCGAACACCGATAACACGGTATCTCTTACCGTCGCGGAATACAGCGACGCCATCTACCAATAAGAACCGTCCCCGACCAACCGAACCCGGCTATCGCGCCGGGTTTTTTAATGGAATCAATATGGCTACGCAACCAACTCAAGATGCAGTACCAAGTGAATCACCTCGCGACTTGAAATTTAACGCGGGGAAAATTGACGAATTCGTCACATCGATGGGGTGGACCTATATCGATCGCTTTGGTCAGAAGCACTACACCATTGAGGGCATCAACTATCTTTCCCAGCAGGCAATGGCCGCCTACGGTTACGTAATTCTTACAGGGAAAACTTTCACCACCGGCGCGACAATCAACAACCCGAATGAGGTGCTGCTGAACACCGCCGACGGCGAATATTACAAATGGACTGGTTCGTTTGCTTCCGGCCCGAAAGTTGTTCCGGCCAACTCAACCCCAGCCAGCACTGGTGGTATTGCGCCTGGGGCGTGGATTGGGGTGGGGGATGCGTCATTGCGGGCTGCGCTTGCATCGGTGAGTGGCGCTGGTCTGGTCGGGGTCTCGGTTGGCTCTGTCTATCCTGCTGGTACAGTCGGTTCTGCCATTCAATACCGCACCCCTCAGATGTATGGTATTGAACCAAGCACCACAAACATCATTGGCTCCGGTCTGGATGCTATGTTTGCCGCGGGCGGGGATATTCGTTTCGAGAAGCCGGGTACATATCTAACGGATCGTGCATGGATATTGCGCTCAGGTACTCGGCTTTGGATTGGTCCTGGGGTGACCATTCGCGCGGCCAGCACCTACAACGGCAACCTGCTCCGTAACTATGCGTACGAGACCGACGGTGGAGCCGGGACCGCCGATGATATCATTGAAATATGGGGTGCTGGCACTCTCGACTATGACGGGCTTGAGAAGCCATTCAGCGGACTTAACGCTATGGGGGCTATCTTCAAAAACGTAACGACGCTTCGCATCGGCGGAGGGCTCATGTTCCGTAACTCCCGTAAATACTGCTGGCTAATTTGTAAAGTTCAGAACCTGCACGCAGATGGCCTGCGCTTCAACACGATCTCCGATGGCATTCACCTTCAGCCGCCGATAGAAAACGCATGGATTAAGAATCTTAGCGGAGTAACCGGTGATGACTTCTGCGCCCTGACAGATGGTGATTACCCAAATTACGACATTGCTGAACCTGGAGACTTCGCCAACATCAATATAGAGGGTATCTACGTTCGCAACGTTAATAACGACGAAGGCACTCGTGCGACATCACTTGTGGCACTCGGCACCGCTGGTATGAACACTTTCCGCAGCATAAGTGTGTCTAAGCTCTACGGCCAATCCGGCAACTGCGTACTGTATGCTAAGGGTGATGCACAGAGCCGTGGGCGCATGAAAATAGAACGCCTCGCTATAAGCGATGTGTTTGCTACGCCAGGACCGGGTGCTCAGGCAATCGTAATCGACGGCCTCCACGGGCCGCAGCCAGCGGGCGTTACTTATGCCGTTGAAATTGACACCCTGAGCATTACAAACATAATGTCTCAGTCTGCCGCTAATCAGCCTCTTATTATGGTTACCGGTGACACTAACGCTCAGACCATCGTGCACTCGATGACTATAGACGGAACCCCGAGAACGGCGTACAGCATAGTTAACCTCGGGGCAAATGCATCGCAGGTGACAGTGGGAAAACTGAATATTTCCAACTGCAACACTCTGTTTATTAAAGACCCTAACTCGGCGATAGTAAACACCCGTGGTTACATCGGTAGCCTGGTTATCAGTAACAGCAACTACCATTTCGACGACAGCACCTACGGTTACGCATATCGGGGCGTTGGGGTGGATGGACGTATTGACTCTATATTTATGTCTAACTGCCGTCAGGACGATGGGGTCAACGTAGTTTCAGTACAGCGACAGACGCAACAGGTGGCCGTGCACATTAGCAACACAGAAATGTTCGGCGTGCAGACTGGTGTTAACTTTATTAACGTATCCAGTGCGCGACTGTTCGTTGATAACTGCTGGTACCGTGGCGACTCCGGCTACACATTCATCGCGTCCAACGGCAGCAGCGTTATCCTTCGCGGTTCCGTAGAAACGGACGGGAATAACGCCGCCACCACGTCTAACGGGGGTACCATTACACTGGCGCGTGGCATGCAGGGGATTTCATGTGACGTATCTAAGATTACGTCTATGGATGGCGCAGGGTGCCACAACACAAACGGCAGTTTGTCATGCGGCTCGGGCCAGGTTGTGGTGCAAACTAAAGTATGGAAAAACCTTTTCTCAAGTGCAACTTACACTAGCAGTATTTGATAAAATCATGCGTGTGAACTGAAATTAATAAATAGGTTTCATTGAGTTAATATCTTTTGAAATAATATGCAAGCCCACTCAGGTGGGCTCCTCTGCAATACTTGCTATCACCCTCGCATCACCACACCCAAATTACCCCAGAGGTAATATCTCTCGGCAGGCCTATCTTTGACTACCGGCAGGCGATTTAATCACGTCTGCGGGTGCTCCTTAACAGTCAGGTTTATCTTTTTCATCATGCCGACTTAGAGAGTGGCGGTCTGTGTTTATCTCAACTTGCATGCCTGTGATTCGTCTTATTGCTGGAAGATTGATAGGCACTGATACAGCAGGATACGGGTGCAAAGGGGCGCGGGTGGTAGTCCATTCATCGGTTTTAGTGGTGGTGTGTCGGCCGTGAATACTGTTGCGAAAAGTGGAACTGGATATGGATCTGGTGGCGCGGGAGGCTATGCTGCACAAGTCGTTATTGGAAACGTAGCGCCAGGTGGCGGTGGTACAAGCGGGATTGTAATTGTCGAGGAATACGTATAATGAGCATCTACGCTGTAATCAAAGATGGCATCGTTGTTAACACTGTGGTGTGGGATGGGGTGGGCGATCTCTTTGATGCTTTTAAGACAAAGAATATAGATGGCCTAAATGCAGGTATTGGCTGGACATATGACGGAAAAGAGTTCGCTGCACCAGTTGAGCCACCATTACCAGAGCCAACCTACGATGAGCTAGTTAAGCAGGCTGAAATCGAAAAGAGTGGTTTGATTAGCCAGGCGAACGACTACATAGATAGCAAACAGTGGCCTTCAAAGTTGGCGCTGGGTCGCCTGAAAGATGACGAAAAAGCCTCATTTAATGAGTGGCTTGATTATCTTGATGCGCTCGAATCGGTAGACCCATCAAAAGCACCAGAAATAATCTGACCTAAAATATAAAGTAAGACATCAAGGGTAATTTACGCCCTTGATGTCTTCATGAACGTGTTAGCAGCTTAAACTATCCTAAGATCTTCATTTATTACAAACACGCCCACCGAGATAAATTAGTAAGTTTTTATCATTCTCGAATATGGAGTATTGAGGCATGGAGTAAATAAGGTTCATCTCACCATTGCAAGCCATTTTCTCTAAGTCATAGGAAATCTGCCTGTTCTTACCAGAGAATCTTATGTTCCTAATTCCATTGTTGATTAATGACTGACTTAATGTCATGTCATAGTAGTTGTTCTTTATGTGATCTAGTATTGGGAACGCTCTGTTTGAAGTTTTTGACGCCTCTGAATAGTCTGTTGCGCCGAATATATATGTATTTTTCTCCGATTTTAAAGATGATAGCTTTTCGCTTAAGGAAAATAATACATATGAATCGTAGCGCTGCTGATGATAAAGTGAAGATGCTGTGGCATAAATTACCGAAGTTGATGAGAATATCAGCGCGATAGATAAATATACTGCAATACGATTAAAGAAATCACTAAATATGGCGGGGATAGCAAGAGCCAGGAAAATTATAAACGCTATTGGAAACAAAACTCTCGTTGGATAGTACCCATTGCTAAGAATCAGGTTGACACCAGCAGAACAAATTAATATTACAACAGGAGCGAGCGCCATTAGGGAAAGGTTTAAAAATCTTGATTTCCCCGCGCCATCCTTAACTACTGCAATGATATGTTTTGCGTATACAATGATAAAAGCTAGCGTTGCTACCGCTATTAATATAGCAGCGACATGGCCATAAGATTGCAACGCTGTTGAAATAGAGGTATGGATTCCTGTGTAAATGTTACTTGCTAACCCAGTATTTAAGTCAGCCCTCTTTTCTGTGGACTTAATGGTGTTAATTACAACTACGAAATAATATAAAACGCAAGACGCTACGGTAAGGCCCGCAGATTTTATAATGTACTCTATAT